CTGATGTGCGTTTGCATTTATAACCTCCTCATAGGTTATCCATATTTTGGACTTATTACTAAATCCATCTTTTTCCCATGTTATAGCATTTTCTCCTAGTTTGTCAACTAGTGCGTTTTCAAAGGCTTTGCTATTATCCTCAGACTGAAGATTAAAATTAGCATAATAGCCATATGCTCTGATCTGTACACGGAAGTTTTTCATGGTTGCCTTTCTACTTTATCATAAAAAAAGGGGGCCTTCAACGGCCCCCTTCTTAATTAATTATGTAAGGTATTACACACCTGGTGAGCCGAACATACCTCTAGGGTCTGAGAATCCAAAAGAATATCTCTCTCTAGCTTTGTATCTTACGTTACCAGTATCGAAGTCACCTTCCATAGCTGTTTTGATCGGTGCTCTGACAAACATTTTCATACCGTTAGGTACATCAGTTTTGATAAAGAACGCATCATCATCAGATAGGAAGTTGTTAACCACATAACCTTGTGGAATCATTCCCATTGATGCGATTGCATTAATATCATTGTCAGCTGTCGCCGTTCTACCTGCAGACTTCATCAGTCTTTCAGCAGTAAATTGTAGCGCAGATGGAATAATCATTTTTACTCCTCTAGCTGCAATTTTTAGACCTCTCTCGTCTGTAAACGCATTGATGTCAATCAAAGATTGCTCCAATGACGTCTCGTTTAAGTCAGCAGATGTTGCTAACTCGTTTGAGAAAGTTCCAGCTATCGTTGGGTGGTCAGTAGCTAAAAGCTCCTTACCATCACCACCAGCAAAGTTAGGGTCAAACGCATTGTTTAATACGTTTGCAGCTTTCACTTGCTTAGTGTTTGCCATCGATCTCGCTAATGCTTTTGTATATCTAGACGCTAGTCTGTCATACAAGTTGTCTTCGATTGCTTCTTCAGTAATTGAAAACGCAAGAGCGATTGTTTCATGAGTGTATCTTGATGTGAATGTTTCTTGAGCATTGTCAAATGTCACGCCTGAACCTTCTGGTTTCGTTTGCGCATTTGCAAATCCAGATAACATTACTTCTTCTTCAAAAGCTCTGTCTGAATTTTCAGTCTCAAAAATTTCAGCATGTTGATTCTCATACCTTTTGTACTCCAGGCCGAATAAGGCATTCAAACCTGGCTCTAGTTCTTTGACTAATTGTCCTCTACTTATCGCCATATTATCCTCCTTATACTCCTACAGCAGAATTTAGGAAGTGATTAGCTATTTGCACAACACAGTTAACGTTTGTATTGAACGTCGTAGCATTTTTCTTGTTATTATTTTCAAGATCTTTTGTCACTCCTAAGATTCTTAGTTGTCTTGTTGTCGTTGTCGTAACTAAACCATTCACTTCAACTTTTGAAACAAAGTTTGGTGAAGCACCAGCGTTGTAGCTGATATTAGCTAATGTGTTTATGTTCGCAATAGCTAACGTTGTTACGTTTTGAATCTCGAATCTCTCATACGGATCATCAGATACGAACCCTACGATATCAGTCGCAGTGTTTGAACCTTTAAGGTGATTCGCAAAAGTAGGCTTCGAAGTATTCGCGTCAGTAAAAAAGACTCCGTTTAAGGAACCTAATAGCTGATCGCCAGTACCTGCAACACCAATGTGACCTGTGCCTAATGCTTTGACAGGGTCATTTTGGAATATCGCAGTCGAGCTTGCAGCAATAGTAAATTCACTTAAACCTTGGTTGTCTCTGTTCTGACCAATTTTACCTATCGGTCTTAGACCGAAGGCTGCGTCTTGGTTAGTTGCCATGTTTTTGTTCTCCTTAGTTTATAGTTTTACTATCGAGTTATCTTGATATCACAAAGAAATTATTTCTTCGTACCACCAAAAGTTACACGACTTTGTCTCTCAGCATTAATCGGCATGCTAGAGTGCTGCTCCTTCATAAGATCGTTGTTTATTGCTTCGTCTTTTGCCTGAGTCTGCTTTTTAAACCAGTCCTCACGCGACTTTGCGATCTCTTCCGGTATCCTTGCCAGCACAAGGCCGCCAACTCCGATCACTCCTGCGTACTTACCGTCCTTCATTTGTGGATACTGTGAGTCTGGATATTCATCAGCTCTAACTAATTCAAATCCTGATCTCAGCTTCCCTGACATATTCTTGGTATCATCGAAACCAAGTACCTCAGTTCGTACCCATCTGTGTCGGTAACCGTCCGGCGCAGGTGGTGCATCTAAAGATGATGGTGGAGTCCAAGTCTGTGGTCTTTTATTTTTGTCCCTAGACTGGCTCGCACGAGAAGTTTTTATTTTATCATTTTCCATATGCTTATACCTCCTTCGTGTTCATACGTTTTTGTTTCGCATATTCTTCTAATGGCACTCCTAATTTTTTAGCGATAACAACTTCAGAAGGGGTGAGTCTGACAGTTTGGCGACCGGTCTTATTTACACTTCGCTTCGCTGAAGCGACTATTTGTGTCGGCTTGGTCGTATCTTGTTGAACCTTATCCTCATTATTAGCAAATTTCTGCGGAAATGCAAGAGCCATTCTCTTATCTATCTCTGCGTAATATTCGTCTGATTTAGGATCGATTCCTTCTTCTTCCACTAGTGTTTTATGTATATCAAATGCAGTGTAAGTCATTGGCTTATCTACACCAAACCATTTGTTTTTAGCTCCCCAGTCCTCTGCTTTTGGATCTGGAGCATCTTGTCTAGGAGTTACTTTTGGTATCTCCTGGTCTTTTGGTTGGTCTTTAGCCATTTGTTCTCTAGCTGCTTTTGCTTCGCTTAATCTTGCTTCTTCGTATCCAAGACTAGCTATTTGTTTATTAGCTTCAACTTCGGCTGCAAGATCTCCTGCTTCCCTAGCTGCTGCTAATTTAGCTGCCGCTGCTTGTAGACCAGATTTGATTTTTTCTTCTCTGTCTTTAACACCAGCTGCTTCTACTGAAGAATATTTTTTCTCAATATCTTCTCTTTGTTTCTTTTGAGATCTAGCAAATTCTAAAGCTTCATCAGCTTGTCTTTGTGCCTCTCTCCATTTTTTTGTAAGTTTCGCAATTCTTCTTTGTACGTCCTTACTGTAATTCTCTAATTCTTCTTTCTTTTGTTCTACAGGTTTTTCTTCCTGCTTCTCTTCCGGCTTCTCGTCACTCGCTTCTTGCTTCTCCTCTACAGGTTCAGCAGCGGGCTTCGAGTCGCTAGGGACTTCCTCTTTGGTTTCTACTTCATTCTCTGGTTTCTGTTGCTCAAGTTCTACTTCAGCACCTTCACCAGATGTATCAATATCAACCATAGGTGTGTCTTTTTTGTTTTCTTCTTGCATAGTCCTCTCCTATGTTAAATGTAATGCAACACAGATTCTGGGTTATTTATTGTTCCCAAAACCTCGTCGTCGTTAAGAAGACGAACTTCTCCGCCTTCTATTGGTAAACGTGATCCAGCATATCTTGCAAAGATCACCCAATCTCCTTCTTTACACCAAGGGCCACTTGGAAATTTTTCTTTATCTCCATATGCCATTGGTCCCATTTTAATTACGTAGCCACAATTAGTTGCTATTCTAGCTTTGTCTAATGACTCTTGTGCTAATATTAATCCACCTTTAGTTTTTTCTTTTGGTGTAAAAGGTAAAACTAAAAGTCTCCATCCTGATGGGACAGGTAATTCGTGTTTAATTGATCCTACATTTGTTTCATCAACTCGTTTTGTAGGTTCTATTTTTTCTTCCTTATACTTTTCTTCCAAAGCGTTTTTATGCTTTGGGACCTCTGTTTTTGGGTTTGCTGAGGTCAATAACTGTTCCTTCTGTGTCTTCATTTTGCTCCTTTTTATTTAGCAGGTTAGAGATTTCCTGAGAAATATATTGGTAGGCATGTGCCTGTCCTAACATATATTTATATTTCTCCATATTGTCAATGTTTCCAGCCATCATACTGTCAGATATATTTATATACAGTTGTTTTAGCTGTCTTTGTATTTTACTTATTAATTCTAGATCAACCATCGAAGTCCTCCAATACTTTCATTTTTTCTTTTGCATGACATAACTTACCTAGTTGTTTATCCACCTCATTTAAATGCTGTGGATGCTCACCAATCCCGACTGAATTAGTAAGATATATGTTAATAGTAGCATCTGCTTCTAACATATCTGCTTCGTATCTAGCTCTAAGAGCTGATATTATTCCTTTTTTACTCATGTTTTTCGTCCTTTCCTAATCGCTTCTTTGCCTCTTTTAAATATGCTAGCCACCTTGCTCTTACCCATGACCTTCGCTCTTTGCTCACCAACCGTAAGTATTTGGATTTTCCTTGCGTATGGCTTGCTGATTCGTTTAACTTTTGCCACAGTTTTACGAGCATCCGTAGGGGTCGCAAACTTAATTGATACAGTGTCTCTAGGATTTTCATCTGTGTACAGTCTCCTCCCAGAACCTTTTGGTTTTTTACCTGTGCCTACTTTAGGATCTCTTCTTGACACCGAGAGCTCCTTTTAAAGTCTTAGCTTGTTTAGCATGTAATTTAGAAGCTTTCTTTAAACCCTTAATTACTTTTTTAACAGCTTTTCTTTTTTTTAACATTTCCATCTCCTTCTTGCCTGACGGATACGTGAGTTCGGATCGTTTCTTGTTTTTGCTGAAGCTCTTTTGAGCTGACC